CCCGGCGTCCCTGGGGGTCCTTGTATTCCCTGGGCGCCAGTAGGTCCTGTGGGTCCAGTGCCACCTCCGCCGCCGCCAGACGCGCCAGTAGGTCCCGTGGGACCTATAGTACCGCCCCCTCCGCCTCCATCGTCACAACATTTTGATGAGCATTCAAAACTTTTACAAACAGATAGCATAACAATATATATTATCTAAATATATTGTTATTTATGAAAATGGACCAACGGGTCGCTGATACTTCTGAATAACCAATGGTTCTGGGAGAAATGTTTCCAGTCTATTGAAGAATTTAATATTTCCCGTACAATTGAGCTCTGGAACAACTGGTGGCTTAGCTTTTACTAAATTAGTAGATCCAATTCCAAACAATGCACTTTCTATATCTGAAGCATTGTTGGAGAGAATCTGGTTATTATACCCATTTGTCATCATAGGCATATTAATTCCTACACAAGGAAAAGCGGTATTTTTAGAAATACACTTATATTTCCACATATTATGGCTAAATTGATGCGCTAATGCATTTTGCCCTTGGCAATACCATCCGCGAGAATTTTTAAGACTTGTATCGGTCATTATTAATATACTATATTATTATTTATTTTTAGCATTGATCTTATTCAATAAAATGGTCTTTTTCTCTCCAATAAGTTTACTCTTCTTATGAAGTTCAACTAAAAACTCATGCAATTCAAAGAAATATTCCCATGCAAATAAGAACATAAAACAATCGGAATCTTCTACACCATTAAATGGTGTTAATGGGTGATGAGGTTTAATAGCTGCAATAATATCCTCTATCTCATCTTTTATGGTAGAGTATAGTTTTCCAATATTTTTTACTATATCATCATTATATTCATTCATATGAAAACAATCAAGTAGTTCTTTGCGATAAGTAGTATCATCTTTTTCACGATAAGAAAGGTTAATTGAATAATTATACATTAAATAATAATTATTCTAATTTTTAAATGATTTATTGGTGAGTATGTCTCTCCAAGTAATCTTGGTCTCTGGTCAATTCGCGACTTGGAAGTCCGCCACGAATCCAGCCAGCGGCAGCAGCGCTTTCCACTAAATTATGCGGATTTTGGATGGTAGCTTGTACCGTCGGAATTAGAGGGGTCATGCTATAGTCGTTAAAAGATTTCTCAGTGACCGTTTTGCATGATTTCAGATCATTAATCATAGCACCCTGCTGCAACCGAGCCTCCAAAATAGGACGAGGAGGACCGCGTCCCAAATATGGTACCGTAGCAAACGGACGCTGCTGAAGACTAATTTTACATTTTGGATGAGTCTGGAGAGATCCTATTTTTAGTTTTGAATCATCGGTAATATTGCACCCGCCGGCTCCACATGGACCAAACCCGCCTTTATAGAATATGTTTGGCTGCTGCGTTGCAAAACCAATTGGCGTTTTCATGCCACACCAATTCAGAAAGTAGTTAGTTGTGGTATAAGAACCGGCAGCATTATTTTGTGCCTCCCTGGCTGTAATGCCGCAGGTATCGTCGCCAATTCTGGTTTGATTATCAAATCTGTAACTATATACACTGGTCATCTCTATATAACTATAGCGAAGATTTTTTTATTTAATAATTTATCCATCTATGATTATCTTTGACACACTGCAACCCATCACCCTCTTTACACGACGGCATATCCCCATAACAGAATTTCGCAAATGCTGTTTGATCGTTAGCAACTCGCGAATTTGCAGTTGTGTAAAATCGTTGCATTGATTGTTCGAAATTTATACTATCTCCTAAATCTAAAAAAAGTCTTGGATCAGGACCGACATTCCCTGCACTCTCATTTATTTTTTCCTCAACGGATGGATTAAAAGAGGGTGCACCAGCTTTTCTATTTGGATTGTATTTTATCTCCGGTAGTAAAACATTCATTAAAGGATTCTTTTTCGTCGGATTGGTAAATGCCTGTTTTGTTTTTTCGTATAATTTTCGCCCGGTAAAACCTTCCTTAACTATCTTCTTGTTTATCTTCTTCTTAACATCAGCATGTTTGCGTATTTTGTATAACAATACAATTATAACTAGCGTCACTGCCGAGCTTATCACTATTCTAAAAGACCGTGTGAGGGTGTAGCCTACAATCGTTAACAAAATTACCAGTCTGGTATATGCGTTTAATTTCGTCTCTGTATTATCAGCTTGCGAAGGCCATATATCGGTAATGTGGTCCTTATTAAACAATACTGATGGATTATTTAACCAAAATGTATGCGACATGATATATATATATTCTAAGTTATTTTTTATTATTGCTTTGCTTCCTTATTTTTCTTTTTCCGTTTCCGGCGCCGCTTCTTTTTACTATTTCCCCCCGAGGGTGCTTCGCCATCGGCATTTTTTGCACGGGCTTCGGCTAGTTGCTTCTGCAATAACTCAATTTGTTGTGCTTGAGTCATATTACTACCAGTACTGCTTGTAGCACGAGCTGCCCGCCGCGCTTCAAGTTTTTGCCGCAGACGCTCCTTGGTTTTAGCTTTGCCAATATTTCTCTTCATCTGACCCTGGAAAGCGCCCAAATTAACTTTCGCATTTTTTCCACCCATTGGCAATCCCATCTCAGCCATCATTTTATGCATATTTTTCATACCCGGCATCGTTTTTAATTTATTCATTAATTCACTGGCTTCCTCCATTAGTTCACTTTCCTTAATTTCCCCAGATTTAAGTTTGGCATCCAAATTACCACCTACCTTTTTAATCATTTTCATAAGTCTTCCCGGGTCTTTAAATAAAACCTTAAATACGTCATTTATATTATCAACACCTTCGATATCCTCAAAGTCTTTCATTGTCTCCTCGGTTATCTCAGCTGCTAACCTGCCCAGTTTTCCGTCTAAAAGACCGCTAATATGATTATGTAAGTCTTCCGGATTAGGTAAATCCTCCTGACTAATTCCGGACGCATCATTGGCTTCTGGTATATTATCAAACGCGTTCCCAGACATGTCAAAGATATTTGCCATTTGTTCCATGGTCTCACTTAACTTGGACTTAAGTTCCTCTTCGTTAATTGCTTCAAATAAAGACGCTGTCTCTCCAAATGTTTCACAATCACTTTGGTTATTAATAACCGCAAAGCATACTAATTGTAGATATTTCCATATTATCATCTTTGTTTTGTCTGTAATATCTTGTTCCCACACTTCGTCAAAATTGATACCAGGTAGAAAGTGGGTATCAATATCTTCCTTTGCGAATATGTCCTCGTTCTGATATAATAAGTCAAAGAAGCGGGAGGGGTAAAACTCCCGGCAGTAAGTAAACAAGTTTTTCACATTTTCACTGGCAATATTATCGTTATTGATATCATTTAGTACAGGTTCTAAATAATCTTTATACTCCGGAAAAGTATTTAACATATCGGTAAGAAAGTCCTTTGTGATCTTCAAGAACTCCCCAGGAATTTCCGGCTCAGATGTATCGTTTTGAACGTCGCTATTTTCAGCCATTATGTAATAAATATCTAATATGCTTTTAAATAAAAAAATATTTAATCAAATAGATAGTATTTTTACTTATTTAAAATCCGTTTTTCCTGATACAAACTTCCTTTCCGTTAATTCTAAAGCGCATGGTGTTCGTCAAACTGTCATACTTGTCTACTGAACATCCTGTTCCAAGTGAGAGACTGCCGTAGGAAGCTGGAGGAATTTGAATCTTGGTTTTATTTTTAAGAGCATGGAACGGCTTACCAGCTGTCTTCTGATGTTTGGTAGCGAGGAATTCTGACAAAGTGCAGTTTGTAGTAAATGGTTTACTATACAGCGTATTCCTCGCATCCTTGATAATAAAGAAGTAGTTTTCTCGGGTTGTTGTCTTGAGGCGATATACATGAGTGATGTCCATAAAAGTATGCCGAAACCTATTATCTGATATAAATACCCACAGATGAGGGACACAGAAGTCGCTAGATTTCAAATTTTCTCCTTCCCAACCAGCGGTATATACCGTATGACTGGAGGGTATCATCTCCAACTTTGTAATACTACCATCTCTAATACCTTCCATCAATTCGCGCATATTTGTAGGATCTCCCTTGACTTTACCGTTCATTCGGCTAGCAAAACCGGAATATTTCTGCTTACTCTTTTTCCTAGTTTTCGCTTCCGCTGCCATTGCTCCAAACACATCATCAACATCATCTGATGGACCGGCTTTTACCGTAGCACAGCCAGGTAGCTGCTCAAGCTGGCTAGTTGTATGCATAGTGGCTTTAAAACCCTTAAATAGTTTTGCTGCTTTTTCAATATGCACTGCTTTCGGCGGTGCAGTTGTTTGTTTGAAATTTCTTGGATCATTTCTCTCCTCAATCATTCTTACTACCGCTTGAGGCGACTCGCCCTTTTGTAGAAGACTCAGAACATTCCCATTTACGGAATGGAAAAGACCACATAGTACGTCACCACTATCATCATCCGCAATAGATAAACTACAATCGCAAACCGCTTTAATAACGCAGGCGATTTTTTGATTCCATCGGAGAGAATTCCAATCAGATCTAATTGCAATAACAGTCTTAATATGTTTGATTATCCAATCCACTGCCGTGACCTGTTGTTTTCCATAAGAAGCCTTTAATAGAAGCTCTCTAATAAGTTCCATGGATCTTAGCATCTCAGGACCATCAGACAACATGTCTTCGGATAGTTTAATCATCATAGGACAATATTTATTCAGTGCTTTTTCAAGCAGCACCAATATATTGCTACCATCTTTGAGACAACGCCCTGAAAGCGCTTCACTATTTTCCTCCGGTACCCATGAATAGTGCCGCCATGCCGTATTGGTAGATTTATTTGCCAGATCCCAAGTAGGAGCATGTGCGTATAGTGTATCCGCGCGAACAATTTCGTACTGCCAATGGAGACCCCTATTATGCCACGCATTAATATATGAATTTATATATGTATCACATTGGTCGTGAACATCTTTTTGAAGCGCCGTCCGCCCTTCAATGACAGGACATAGTACTGACTCGCCATTTTTATCTACGTACATAAATGCATCTCTCATTCTGTTGGCACATGTTTGACACTGCCACTCTCCTTTTATCTTAGTATAAATCTTTTTACGTTGTGCCGCCAAATCTGCCCTCCAGGCATCATCGCCGCTATTAATATCCATTTTCAGGATAACCGCAACATCATCCTCCGTTCCTCGCAATTTTGCCGTAAAGACGGGAATTTGCGCCGCACGGAGTTGATCAAGATAATTGTAGTATTCGCGCGTACGCGTTTCCTCATCGTTCATGGAAGCTACTGCTGATGCTGACATTATAGATAGGCAATCGTGTATCTATATTATCAAGAAGTAATGTTCATTCAATTTTTTTGGTCTGGTGATGAATGGAACTATTTATCCATATACATCGCGCTGAGCTTCGTAAGGTTTTGAAGATATTTGACGATTTTGCCTTGATTATCTTTGGACATTAACTGTGCTTTTTCTTTTATCATCTGTATAGCCCCAAGTACATTTTCCGAATCATAGTTTTCCGATGTCCCTACATCATTTTTATAGTCTTTTTCCAAGAAGAAAGCGAAATTGCCCCCGTTAATTTCATTACTATATGGTATTGTTACATATTCATACCATGCTTTTATTAATAAAGATGGGTTAACAGCAACAACTTTATTTACATAAAATTTTGCTGTTTTTATATTTCTGTCATCGGGGAAGACAACTTGAACATCTGCAATGAATTCGGTAAATTGGCTATTAAAAACCTTAAGAATACTCATTTCTTATCTAGTATTGCTTTATGTTTTTAATATTTAATGCTAATTATTATTATTTTCGTTGCGTTACTTCTTGATTTCTTTGTTCTTGAAGTTTCCCGAGATCGACACTGCCGATTTTATTAGGAACATAATCTTCCGGAGGCGTGGCTATTGTTTGATTGTTACCTAGACTTGTATAACTATGCATCATTCGCATACCACCATTTCCTTTAGCTGACAATTCCTCAGCGCTCATATCAAGATAGGAATAGTTATCCGATAATCCTGATCCCATTTCATTCATTGAAAATGCTAAAGGTTCGCCGTTGGATTGTGTAGCAATCTCATTGACCGCCTGTTCGCGCGGATTTAGATATTGCTGTATTTCATTTAAACCATCCAATACTCTATTTCCGTGGTGCAATAGAAGAATTGCCGGAACCTTCTTAATATTCGGCGGAAGTAGAAGCACTTCGCCATTTTCCATTGTAATATGTATCGAACCATCTGGTTGTTTTGCCCGCTTATCAATGCATACAAAATGTAATTCCTTTTTTGTTTGTGTCCGAGATAATTTATATAGTAATTCTTTACAGTGACCACAATAATTACTGTAGTAGAGAACCGCACTCATTATATATAGTATAGAAAGGTGAATTCATTTTAAATATGAACACATTAAATAAATAACATAAGAAAATTGATTTAATAAATATTTATATCTTGATCTATATAAAATGACCAGCATGGCAAAAGAATCCAAAGTAGGAACATTTGTAAGTAGTAAATCAGAGGAAGACAGGACATTGTATTTTACATTAACGGGTACTAACGTTAGTATTGCAAATGGGTTGCGGCGAACCATCCTCGCCGATATTCCAACTCTGGTATTTAAAACATTTCCCGACAAAGAAAATAAGGCAAAATTCGTAACAAATACTTCTAGATTTAATAATGAAATACTGAAACAGAGATTGCAGTGTATTCCTATACACGGTATAACTCACGATCAGCCTTATGATGAATTGGAAGTAATTATTGATAAAAAAAATGATAGCCACGATATGATGTTTGTGACAACAGCAGACTTTAAGATTAAAAACACTAAAAGTGATAAATTTCTAGCAGATTCTGTTGTACAAAAGATTTTCCCGTCGGATCCTATTACAGGAGATCATATATTATTTGCCCGATTGCGCCCTAGGATTTCAAATGAAGTTCCAGGTGAAGAATTGGTAATTCATGCAAAGATGTCCCTTCATACTGCTTCTGAAGATGGAGCATTCAATGTTGTCTCCTGCTGCACTTATCGTAATACGCCGGATAAAATAAACCAAGACCGGGAATGGCAGGAGGAAGCAAAAAAACTGAACGAGGACGATAATGTGGAAATGGCACGAAAAGATTGGTATAATCATAAAGCGGGAAGAGTGTTTATTAATGATAGTTTTGACTTCAAGGTGGAAAGTGTAGGTGTATTTGAAAATGCTGATATTGTAAAAAATGCCTGTATTATTCTTGCAAACAAATTAATTAAGTTGACAGGCGAATTTGCTATGGATAAAATAGGCAATATAATTCAATCACAGAGTAATTCTACTATTCAAGATAGCTATGATCTTAGATTAGATGGAGTTGGTTACACTATTGGTAAAGTCCTTGAGTATATTATACATGACAAGTACTACAAAAATGCGCAGGTGTTGACTTATATTGGTTTTAGAAAAAATCACCCACATGATTCGCATAGTATTATCAGAATCGCTTTTAAAGAGGACGATGCCATAAGTGCTAGCACGCAACTTATTTCACAAATCTTTGTTGAGGCTTGCCAAGAGGGTATTAAGATATATAATTCAATTGCCTCCGAATTTTAAATAATCATTGATCAAACATTTAAAAAATATCTTTTTGTATTATTTTACACAAAGATATGAAACTTAAACAGTTTGTGCTACAATTGATTCCCTTTTCGCACGTACTTCTGCGTGGCGTAGAGGATAATTAATAGATGCCATTATATGATTAGGAGGCAACGTATTAACATACTCAACTACTACCCGGCGTGTAATAGCGCCCCGAATGTCCCTATATTGAGCGCGGTATAATTCATGAAGCTTGTACATATGTGAGCGATATTCGAAAGGGAAATCGCGCAATGGTTTTTGTTTATGAACATAACAAGCTACATAATTTCTATGCAGGTTGAAGGTCCAATTGTGGAGTTGACTTCTAAATTCCCGCAACTTATCCGCATGTTCTGGGAAGTATTGCAGATATTCTGATACCTTTCCGCCTTGTCTAAGACAATAATATTGATATTGAAGTTTAGGATTATTACCCTTAAGATGCCTCACATATTCATAACGAGGATTCCGGATCTTATACCTAAGTCCCTTCTTCCTGTCATAAACAATCGCTCCTTGTAGGGTATAGTCAACATTTGTTTCTGTGCTATATAATGTATTCTTAATATCATTCAAACTAATTGTTTTAAACGATTCGCCTGTTGTTAATTCCGCAGGAACCGTTAATTTATTCATTGGCGCTAGTGCGTTGAACTCGGTTAGAGGTACTTCCTCAACACTACCCTCTAGGCATTTATAAATATTAGTAAGTATTATTTTTGGCTCCAAAAAAGGCACTACGATTCTATTTTCCGGATGCTGTAGAACAAATGAATAACAATACTCTGTATTAAATTCATTAAATTCAATATTTTGTTTATTCAATGCTTCAAGAAACATGGTGCGGAAGGTTGAACCAGACTCTTGAAAGAATCTGCAACGCGCGCCGATATTACTTCGGGTTGCAATTTCCCACTCTTTTGTATAAGTATCGTAATACATATTTATCATCGTTCCTTCGCAGAACTCTAGATATTCCCTGTCACCTTCATCCGTTTCGTTATCAAACACATCATGCGGGACTGATTTTGGAGCAGCAAAGGCTAGAATCCTTTTACCATTTGTAATAACTGAGCGAAACAATCCAAGAGTTTTAATATTATTCGCATTCAACTGGTGTTTTTGATATTTAATTATATATCTTACCAAATTCGCCTTTTCTTCTGCGATCTGTTTTTTTAGCCCCATTACTTTCTCGCGCCAATCGGGGTCGTCCGATGGAATCTCCCTTAATTCATCTTCCAGCTTTTGAAGCTTGGGCGTCTTTTGATATGCTTTCTTGACTGTAAGGTGTTTTTCTTCAGCAACATTGCGATTCGTAATTACTTCCGTAAGTGCAACATAATCTGCTAGATTGAACATTTGAGAAAAGATAACAGTTTGTCTTTAACTTTCTTTATAATTCAATTTATTCGGATATGGTCTGGAAGATAATTTCTACTGTAAGTATAAGGTAATGTCATCTAAACCTGAAGAATCTACCAAATTACAACTAGAACTTGGAGATATTATTAAGATCTTAGCACCAGATAACACTGATATCAATAACAAAACCTTTTTCATACAATATTTAGATGATACGAAAGTAGAGTTAATAGATATTGATGATGATAACAGAATCGTGTTGAATATAACAGATGGGAAATTAAATGATGAATCTATTGAACAGGTGGAAATACTGAGTCGTGCCGAGCAAAAGGGATATGCGAGACAGAATGGTTTAGTACCCGGGACTTGGATATCGGTACACCTCGGTGGGGATGTTCCTACTGTAATTAATGGTCAAGTGTCTAGTTTAGAAGAAGATATGATCGAAATATCGTTGTGGCCGAACAAGGAGAAGATCTATATTGATTTTGGTTACAAAGGCATTCCGGAAAATATTCCAATAGAGTCTATTAATCCATTTACGCCCCCTGAAAAATCTCCATCACCGCCTCCCTCCGAGGAAGGTAAAGAAGTGTCTCCCGAATTTCCCGAAGCTTTGAGTCTTTCACCCGGAACAGATGTAGAATTGGATATTGAAGAGGAGGGATTATCTCCGCCTCCTCAAGCAGAACCGGTCATTGATATACCGCAAGAAAGAAGGGCTCAATTGTTTTCAGCTGATGAAGTAGAATTCGGTGAAGAGTTAGAAGAATTGGACATTTTCGTGGACGTCCCAGAAGAGGAGCGACGGTACAGTATTGAAGCACAGTCTAATGATTTATTAAATGATCTACTTTCAACAATACCAGCGGCAGATAGAACAAAAAAGGTATATAATTCTCTCCATATAATGATTGAGCGTTACCGTCAATTACGATCCGCTTTTTCTAAAATTTCAGAGAGCGGCGATGTCGGTATGCCGGATACCAAGGGCGCCGATTATAAACCCCTAGTCGGCTCGCTGGAAGCTTTAAATGTAAAGTTGAATTGGATTTTACCCATAGTTAAAAACAATAAAGTCCTCTATAATTTTGAATTAGATGCTCAAGATGTGGAGCCTGGAATTACTGAAACCACATTGGCGCTAGCACAAGAGGGTATATATGATATAACGCAGCAATATAAGGGGAATCTTGTTCCTGATGGACAAAATAAGTATATTTACAAGTATCAAGAGTTGAATCCGTATCTCACCCCATTCAGGGAACCATCAAGTATGGCAAATATTATTATTAATAAAGAAACTGGTACAAACTTAGATGTGGTACTGAACAATGACTTGGATCTTCAATCATTTGCACTTTGTGGAAGTCTTCCAGCAAAGGGCGACGATGGTGGCAGAATTCCCGTACGATCGCGTGATGTTTCCGGTATTCATCTTGAGAAAAGCAAATTTAACATGACACGTTATGAAACGGGATTGACGCAGATTAAACCAAAAGATATAAGACAACCATCGTTGAATACAGCTCTTTTGCCTGTAACACCCAATGATACCATGGCTGTAATGGGAACTCTCACATTACCTGAATCCGTAATGAGATATTCACAGATTAACCTCCCAGCCACCTCGGTCTATACCCGGGCAATTTTAAATCAGATTCCATTTACTTATAGCCAATTCTTGAATAATAAAACAAAATATGTTAACAACATAGTTGATGAGGAAAATTTAAGAGATAGGGAACCAATGGCACATGAAAATTATTTGAAGAAAATAGAAAGTTATGTTTTTGCCGAAGCGGGAGCGCTTGATGATAGAGGTCCTAGAGAGTATACCGATTATTTGGATAGGATTGTACCCCGAACGAGAAACTTGTTTGAACTTGTTAAGAAATATATTGTTAATACGACTTCTTACCTTTCTATACTGGAATATCTCCAACCATTCTTAATATTCCCAGATGACATTTCTTTTAAACAATATGAGACTATCGTCAGATATATGGTAGATGAAATCCTCACTTTAAAGAAATTATTAGCTACAAAAAGACAAAAATTAATTTCGTGTCTAGATTACAAGTATGACGCAGATATCTCATTTAAAAATTCTTATCTATTTGCTCTCCTAGGTGGAAAGAGTGATGAGAATAAAGAGATTCTAGAAAAATATGATTTGAGCACTGCAACTACTGCTGAATTTATGAGGAGATTATTAGTTATTGATAATGGGAAATTATTTATGAACGCTCTTGCCTTAGAGGATATAGAACTGTTTGTTGCGGAGGATATTGAAGAGTTAATTAAAACGCAAATTGGCGCGGCGGAAGAAGAAGAGGGTGAGATACAAGCCTGTAAAAACTTCGTCTTAGCAAAATTTTACATAGATATTGACGATTTAAGAGCAGATGATGGTACACCAGAGGTATATTTTGATACAAAATATGATGAAACTAGATATGACATTATAAAGGAGTTTTCAGATGAACAGGCGGCTATGCCGCCGGTTGAGTTTAATAATTTTTTAGTAGAACATTTAAAAACGAATGTAGGGTTAAAGCCCGATGAAGCAGCCAAAGAAGCGGATGCATTAATTAATAAAAAACGGCGCGTTAGTGAAGGAGATTATGCATTTATAATAAATTCCAACAACGAAAATATATACTTTGTTCGCGATGATAATAATACATGGATTGCGGTCCCTGATTTGGACGGAGAACCGGTATCAAAAGCGATGTTTTGTAATCTTAAAAAGTCTTGTTTGAGTATTAACAATAGTTGCGGCGATATTGTTATCAATAAAGACAAAATTAAAAAGCAATTAATAAATGATATGTTGGAACAGTTTGATGAGACAGTAAAACTAGGTAATCAAGCGCTTTCGGCTAAACTATCAAAGAGCTTGCAGTATAATATGAATATAATTACGAAATTGGTTGCTATAAGGACACAAGAGCAATTAAAATATGATTTAATGAAGAAAATGTTGGGCATGGAGGTAGTAGATCGTGTTGTTCAACAGTCACAATACGCATTATTGCGTGATATGATATTATCACAGGAAGACTTTGTTTCGAAGCAGACTGATATATTAAAATTCATTAATAAAGCATGTCGCCCGCCGCAACCCATTGCCGGTGAGGATGAGAACTGGTTTTATTGTATTGATACGGATACAAAGCTGCTACCTACATTTTATGAAACTCTGGCTAATGCGTTTTTCTCACAAGGTTATGAAGAAGTATTGGCTCAAGTTGCAGCTGCCAGAGGCGAGATTAGCGATGATGGTGATAAAATAGTTGATAAGTATTCTGGATATTTGATTCGTCGTTTGGAATTTGACGAAGCGGAAGGGTATGATGAGGCAGGCTATAAAATCGTATCGCGTGCCATTTTGAATCAAGATGTTGGAGATATGTTGATGGATATGTCATTCAAACCGACCGAGACTCTTCGTTCTAAAGATGGCACTATGATAAGAAACGTTGTTTTGACACTCAATAAACAGCTTGATATTAGTATAGGATCGGAGATAGATTTTGTTATTCACAATGTTGAAGCGGCATTGGATGCATATATTCCGGATGAAAAAACATATAATTTACAGCGTGCAAAAATTAAAAAACGTATGGGTAGCTACATAGATATTCATGATGAGGCATTATTATTATTGACCCTCGCATATTATCTTGTCACGGTTCAAACTATGATGCCATCGGTTAAAACAAGTAAGACTTTTAAAGGGTGTGGTCCAAGATCATTTGTAGGTTATCCACTTGAAGGTGTGGGTGATTATAATGCATTAAAATATATTTCATGTGTAGCCTTAAGACTCCGCTCGCGTACGCGCCCGTGGCAACGATTGCCGGCATTAACAAGAAAAACAGGAATAGAGACTCTTAAAAAATTTATGCAAAAGTTAAAAGGAATAATTGATAAAGAATTACTTCCCCGTGACAATATTCAGGAGAGAATACAAGCAAAATTAGCATATAATGAAGGCGAAGATCCTGATGTTATTATTCCAAAAGAATTTGATGTACGGCACTGGCTGACATTTTTACCACCCTTGCATCCGATAAAAATTACAGGTTTATCAAATATCGGTCCGACATTTCGCGAGAGTCTGAGCTCAGAGGTGCGCGAAGGTAGTGCAGCACAGTTTACAAGAATGGCTACTTTATATGGAAAAATAACCCTATTTTCTCTCCGGATTCAAGAATTAATCCAGATGGCTGTAAACAAATCAACCTTGTTACTGGAAAATATTAATAATGAACTTCTGATTGAAAATGCTTGTTGTAATGATGGAAATAAAAATACTGTTATGTACTTTGAGGAAAAGGAACCCGGTATACTCGCAGCAAATAATACGGTATTTGCATTAGAAGCTCTGTATGATATGATTAAGCAGTTGACTGATCCGGCTTTCTTATTTGATCCAAAAAACACCAAATTGGTATATCCTCAAACACCAAATACCTTTTCCAAAGAAACCATTTATAAAGCCTTTATTCGGTTCTGTTATTTCAATACCGGCATTATTTTAGATAGCCGCCTACAAATGATATGTGGTAAAAATGCCAGTGCCTTTAAAAATACTGATGAAATTAGTAAAAAAATCAGTATATTGGAATCCGAACAACGTGTTTATACTATGGAGGCTTTTCTCGCCTTGATGGATATTGTTAATAAAGATAATATAATAAATGTTAATCTAAGTGCGGGATTATTGTCTCCAAGAGCCGTATTGGAGGGTTATATAAAGACGGATGATGTATTGCGTAGTTTGGACGGGACGCCACTGGTTGGATTCCTTGAAAATCTAGAGACATTGTTCGATCGCTACGATGTATTACGAGAATCGGATGCTGAGGAGGCGGCAGTTATGCGTACCTTTGAAGGGTTTATTAATCAAGGCATTGATGATTTGATGCAAGAGATTTCAACCTTCTTAAGAATACGAGGCGGAGGAGCTGATAAGGATCATTTCCTTGCTGATATTGATAAATGGAAACTGCGCGGAGAGAATATATATATGAGTAAAGAGGATGAAACTGCCATTGCTTATGTAGATTGGACAAAAACAACATTAGCCAACATTTTACAGATCTTTCCAACAATTATACAAAATGAAATTAGTTTTGAAAACCCGAACATTCCTCTTCATTGGAAGTCAGGCAGTCAAAAGCTAAGTGATAGTCACATTAAAGATATTCAACGAATTATACAAGAAGAATATAGTACATTAAAATCATTCTACGGTAGTGAACCAATTAATGCTGTACTTGTTGAAGTATTGGATTCTCCTGAACGACCCGTTATTATGCATTTATTGAAGATATTCCCGTTTTTTGCAGACGTGAGGTTGGTTTCTGGGGAGGAGAGGGTAGCAACTATACTTAACGGACCTATGATTAAAAAAATTATGAAGTATTTAACATTGTATTCATTGCATTTATATATAACAAAGCTAACAGATGTTACTGTGCGAGATAATCAGACAGTTGAAAGCACGGAAGCCAAAGCTACATTGGAAGATCAAATTATAGAAGGGCGTAATATGGAAGTTAATACGTTGGTAGGACGTCTGCTGACGGCATATCTAGATATAATGGAACGAGATAAGGAGATTATTAATATTTCCAACTATGAGATTAATCAGGATGTATTGAAGTCAAAGGAAAAAGAAAAGGCGAAAATAACCAAAAGGTTGGGCGATCTTTCTGTAGATGAGCGACGCGTTGAAGATTTAATGAAGGAACATAGACTTGGAAAATGGGGAGTCGGTCAGACACGTGCTTTATATATCTATGATGAAGATCAGTATGAAAAGGAACGCCATGAATTAGAGCAGGATGCTTTAGAGGAATTACGATTAGATAACACGGATGGTGTAACAAACAGATTGCGAGATATATATAGAATGGAACATTTAGAAGAACAACTGGTCAACGATAGGATTCAGCAAGAATTAAACGCGGAAATCATGGCTGTTCCCGGGGACGATGACTTCGGTGAAAGGGATGATGATGCAGTTGGATACAGTGCATGGACTGGGGGTGATTAAATTATAAACTTAATATAACAAATAAGTTTATAACTATAGACAATACATTACCATGTAAGGAGTGAGCGGATCTAACGCTTGTTAAAAATAAAGACTATGAAATAATAGAGCCATCGTTGAGGGTGTGATAAAAAAATTTCTAAAATAATCTATATATAGTGCAATGTATAGATCATTTGTAAAAAAACACGTCGTTTCTTTATCAATATTATTATTCGTATCGGCATTTTTGATAGTACAACACTTTGCACCGTCTTTTCTTTATAAAAAAAATGGACATATTAGAAGATTTGGTATTGGTTATAAAGAAAAAACAGTTTTACCTATATGGCTAATCGCATTAATAATGGCTATATTATCATATATCACAATTCGTTACCTTTCCGAAATGTCAAAACACAATTTTTAAGTATGTTTCGTGTAAAGAACCGGAGCATTCTTTAGTGAATCAGCATGCTCTTTAGCTTGTTGAGCCTTAACTTCACTATGCATCTTTGCCATTTGTTTAGCACTGTAATTACATTGGATGTTTACTATAACATTATTTGCAATAGAGATCGCTAAACAACCTGCTAAGCCGTACCATAATCCCTCGGCTACAATACCTTTGAGCAGCACAAGTCCATATAATTTATTGTAATAACCGTCACCAGCCCCCTTTTTAGTCTCTCCGACTTCTAAATAATTAGCCTTTAACATTGATTTTTGTCCGGGTGCGGGACCTTTTCCTTTGGGGTTATCTGGATCGCGACCCGCCATTTCTGCCATAAAGTCGGCATAATTGTATCTACCCATTTCATTAATCAATAAAGCTTTATCTGAGCAAATTTTTGTTAGTAAATCATTGCCTTGTGGATCTGTTGCTAATAAATTATTGAATGTGGTCGATAGTCCCATTATAGAAGCACAAGCATAACCTATTGTATTAGAAAAAGGTGTTAACCATCCGGGTAGGACAGTAACAAGAACCATGACCGTACCCAAAATCAAAAAGTAAGGAATAAGTGTGTATAATAATACTAATCCAAAACTTTGCGTAGACCCTTGACAGATTGCCTTAGCATTGCTGAAGTTTGCAATGATTTGCGCCAACAAGGTTATAAAAACGTATGCAGCAGTCACCATCCAAGAGCCATCGGCGGGAGGATCTTGACCTGGTACAGGGGCTTTTTTTGGTCTCATTGAAAATTTAATTGCCACGAAGGCTATTGTTGCTACAATAAAGAATACTATTGATGAGGTTACAGAATAGGCGAGTTTCATTATTATATATAATTTGTGTATTATATTTTTTTTGATTTTACTTCTATAGTTTATGGATACTGTTAATAAACCAAGTCTCACAGAACCAGGTGTAATGTATTTCCTTAAAGAGACTTTAAAACAATGTAATGAAAAGAAAATAGTGTTTTACAATACAATTTTAAACCTAGGATTTCTATTTATATTTATAGCTGTTTTAGGAATTTTATTGGCGTACAAAAGAAAAAATAGACCAACAAAAGAAGAGATACAAAAGAAGAATAAGGAAGCGCAAAAATATATGTTGGAGAGCATAAAGGCTTTTAGAGAAAAGGTGCAGCGGGAGAATAATGAGGTAATTACAACTCTGCCTAGATTTGAAAGTAATTTTGTGAGATTGCATAAAAATTATTATAATATTTAATTATAACACAAAATGTCTGTTGAAAAGGCTATAGATAATTTCTATAAATTAAAAGGTAGGTATGATATT